GCGTTCGTCGGTCGCCTTCGCGTATTTGGCGACCAGTTCTTCCAAATCGCCGTCGCGGATGATCTGGCCTACCTTCTTCGTATCCTTCATCAGTTCCTGGAGTTCCGCGGTAGTTTCAGGAATGACTAGTTTCTCTGTCATTAGTTGCCTCCGTTCGCGCTGGCTATGCCAGCCTTGATCTCTTCCTCTAGTTGATGGGCGTCCAGCAGTTTCTCTAGGTTTGGCTCTGGCGCGTCATACCTGGCGTATTCACTGAGAGTAGCTTGCCAATCGGTACCCGTTAGCTCGTCCGACTTGCCTGCTTCATCACTCGCCGCCGCCTCGAACGTGCCGTCGTGGTCATCGCAGTGGGAGCGGGCCTCGTCGGTATCCCACGTATCCTTGGGGTAGCGAAATGCCTGATCGGTCATCGTCGTCTCGCCCTTGAGCTTGCCCATGATCACGCTGTAGGTCTTGCCCTCGTGCTCACGGGATGTCCGGCGGAATGAGCCATCCTGGAAGTCGGCGGGGTCCCGCAGCCGGCAGGCGTGCTCTGACGGGTAAGGGTCCTGGATGGATACGGCCTCGCCTTCATCCTGTGACACCCAGTCGGGCACGTTCTTGAACTTGGACAGGTTGAAAATGCCGACGCGGTTCTGGGCTTTCTGGCCATCTACGAGGCCATCAGCGAGTTTGATATCGACTGCCTCCTGTGCCCGATACCAACTCTCAGCCCGCATCCGTTCCCGCCATTCATCCTCGGAGCCACCGGCGCGATCGGCGTAGATGCCAGCGATGGTGTCGCCTATTTTCCCCAAGACCTCGGCCATCTTCGCGTGCTCTTTCTCGTCGCCGATGGTCAATCCCGACGGCTCGTGAATCATCATCGTGGCACCGGTCGCCATCAGAACGGTGTCACCCGCCTGACTGATGAACGACGCGCTAGAGGCGGCGAGGCCATCGATGACGGTATGGACAGCGGCCTTGTGACTCTTCAGACCGTTGTAGATAGCGACGCCATCGAACACGTCGCCGCCGGGGGAGTTGATGCGAAGGTTGATCGTCTTGGCCTTGATGCCCTGTAGCTCTTTGACGAAGTCCTTGGCGCTGATGCCGTAGGAACCGATCTCGTCATACAGCAGCACCTCAACCGCGCCGTCCGCCGCATCGTTAATCTGAAACCATGATTTCCTCATAAGCCCCTCCTTCGCGGGGCAAAGAAAAACGCCCCGTTCGGGACGCGCTTGGCGTCGCAAATGGGGCGCGTTAAAGCACCGCTGCCCCGAGCACGCTAGGTGCCGTTGGGGCTATTCAGTTGTCTACACGGTATCAGGTTTGGCTCAGGTTGTCAAGGCCAAGGTCAGCCAAAGAGCTGCTACGGCAACGTTAAGGACTAGAAGCGCGGCATCCTTCAACCGCTCACGCCTCATCGCCTTGTCGAACTCCTGCTCGGCTAGGCCATCAACGTCCATGAAGATCATGCTAATAATTGGTCTGGGACTAGCAGGCAGGTAAATCCCACAGGCTCAAGCGCCTGGCACCATTGCGAGCTTTGTCACCGTGTTTCATCACTTCATTCTACCACAAACGTTTCCTTGCACTTTCGGCAATGCAGTTCGGCCCCGATGTTCACGTTCCGAGCCTCTAACCATCCGCAGTTCGGGCACCTCGCCTCAGCCACTACCTTCGGCCCCTCGATCTGCGGGCGGGCCATGAGCGCTCGTAGGGCATCGGCGGTCATCGGCGGATGCGCCTCCAAGAGCATAGTGCCCGGCGTCGGGATGATGTTGCCAGGGATATAGTATGTACCGTCCAAGTTCTCAGGATCGAGTCCGGTAGCATCACGAAACTCCTCTAAAGAACAGCCGCCAGCAACAAGTATCTTCAGCCAGCGACTGACGAGCTTGTCGACTTCCTCCTGGAGCGCCTCAATGTCCGCCAGGTCGAACATCAACTCGTCAATGCCGCCGAACTCCGGCACGAGCGAGAGGTTCAGCACGTCATCCAGGTCCGACAGCAGCGGGGCCATGACGACCTTCCACAGCGTCTCCCTGTCCTGGCGCTTGTTGGCGTAGGATGAGGACTCGTAGCCTATGAGTGTGCCAAGGATGGAGCCGGGGATTCCGAACGCCATCGAAATTCGCGCCTCGGTCTGGGCATCGATCTCTTTCGGGAGGGCATCGCGTATCCCGCGATTCAGGCCGAGTTGCTGGTAGGTAGTCTCAGTATTATCCACGATCATCCAGCGGAACCATCCGGCTGGCCCGTTGAAGTGCTTTGCCTGCTTCCGAATATCTTCCCTTTGCGTTTCAGAGAGTTTATTCTTACTCGTCAAAATAGCCCCTGGCCCCGTGCCGCCACTATCGAAGAACGTCTTGAGGAAGCCCTGCATGTAGGCGTCGATGTCCATCCGGCCCGAGATGGCCATCATCGGTGGCATCCCATAATAGTCGTCCAGGGGATTGCGGGTCTTGAAGTGCATCACGTCGTTATAGTCATAGGTGATGGATTGCTGACTACCGACCCTATATTCATATTTGCAAAAGGTCTCCTTGTCGGGGATGATCCGTACCCTATCGGGCCGGAGGCGCCAGAGCTCCTGCACATTGCCAAGGCCCTGGTTCCGCGCCTTGAGCGCATAAGGGTTTCCGCCCAGATAGCGATCCATGACGATTGTCGACCAGAATTGCCCCCTGCTCATAAAGGGATTCGGGGCGTTGACCAACCGCACGAGGGGATGGTTGGGAACTTGGATGACGAAGCCATTCCTGACCAGCATCCGGTTTATCTCACCGAAGGAATAGCCTATGGCGCGACGGCGGATCGTCTCATCCCGAATGGACTCGCGGATGTAGCCATCATCCTTACCGCTGAACCGCGGACTCTCCCGCCGCCAGCGCCGGCCGATGATGTGAGGCTCGGCGGCGGATGTGGCCAGGAGTTCGATGGCGGCGAAGATGATCTCATTGCCCATGTAGCCGCGGCGGGCGAACTGCTGGAAGTTCTGGGCACCGCCACCTATGCCGCCACCATGCAAAATACTAGACGACGCGGCCACCGGCGGCACTCGTGGGCTGACTAGATTATGGGCGACTTGTGCTAACAGACCCATGTTCGGCCTCCTCAAATGCCATTGCGTAAAGAAGCATATTCCCCATATGCACTCCGCCCTGTCCTTCTTCAATGATTATCGTACTCGGTATCGATTCCGTGTCACGGCCAGGCTCTCCGAATTTCACGCGGATTTCCAAGCTACTTATGGATCGCGGAGCAAGATCAAACGCCTCACAAATAATCGATTCTAGGCCACGCAGTTGCGGGTCCTCATTCAGGCCCATCGTCGGCCTCCTCTTCAAGGGAAACGAGCTTGTAGCGCTCTAGTGTAGTGCCTGTGCCAGCATCTTCTTCGGGCAAGAGCCATCGTTGGAATGTGATAATCGGAGAACGACCCGCCTCTATTTCTAGTTCAATTCTGAAAATGCGTCTACTTTCAATCCCCAATGCCTTGCAGATGGCCAATCCCAGAGCATCGCGTGGGGCTTCCTTACCCATCACTTTTTCCCCCTTGCATCGATGCCAGGGCCAGAGATTAGCCTTCCAACAACATGGTGGTTCACACCAATGGTCTGGTGTAGCAGGCGGCGGTTCATCCATGCGTTCTGTGGGCTTGGGGGCAATCCGTGGACGTGGCGGCGGCGGAGGCGGGAGCATCGCCGAGCGTCGCCATGAGGAATTGGAAGTGGGGTAATCGTCGGGCATCAGACGTAAAAGAGCCTGCGCCCACATCTCACCCACGGTCATCCTTCTCAGACCCTCAGTCTCGCCCATCGTCGGCCTCCTTAGCCCAAACGCAAACATTGGGCACAAGTTCAATCTCTTGACCTTTTTTGATTGTTACCTTAAACCAGCCGCGAGAACCAACCATCGCATTAGCTGGGATATATTGGCCGTTGAGCGTAGCCATCATCCGACTTATCGCTACCAATCCATTCCCCATCTCACAGCCCCCTCATTCCCTCGAACACGTTGAGCGCTAGCCCAAAGGCGCCGGCCAGTAGGATGATGACAAGCGCCATGAGCAGGACCACGACGCCAACGACGGCAAGGACCCGCAGGTCATCGGCGTCGAGGCCGATAGCGGCGAGGAATCTAGTCATATCTTCCTTTCCCCCGTAGAGCCTGGAGATGGGCGAATTCTTTATTCAAGGCATTGAACCAGTCTTCCAGGATTTCAGCAGGGATACCATAACGCTCAGGGCCATGTTCGCAGAGGAATCCCACGAAGTCATTCTGGTTGCTCTCGGCAACTTGAATAGTTCCCATTTCAAGGTCTGCCGACTTCATCAGGGCAAATGTGCTAGGCCACAATTTCCTATTCCTAAAGAAAGAAAACACCGGCCTCCTCCTCTTCCTCGTTCTCGCCAGCAGTTACAGCCATCGTATAGGCTTCCCATGAAAGACAGCCAGCCATCGCCGCATCGATCTTCAACGGCGAGTCAGGGCGTTCTTTCTGGATCGTCCACATCTGCTCCCCTTGATCATCCCTGAACTGCCGCATGTGTTTATGGCTATTCTTAATCCCGGCCGTGAAGCGGGGATCGCCATCATGCGTCAACGCACCCGTTTGGATGGCGTTCCGATATGCCAGCAGGCTCGTGGCCATCTTTCGGTACTGGTTGGTGGGCCAGGATATGACGACCTCTTCACCGTAACGGCCAGCCCAGGCCGCTAGCATGTCCCTCCAATAGAAGGGGTCGCCGTTCATCCGCCACACTTTCCAGCGCCGGAAGGCGCTGTCAATTGTCTCATCCACTTCCATGAATGGGATACGTACCTCGCCCGAGTCCAGTATCTCAGGCTCCCAGTAGCCGACCACCCATTGATGCCCAGTTGCGACTTCTGTCCCAATTAGGGCTGTATGGTCATAGTTGCGATTGGTGGCACCGCCGATGGAGCCATCGAAGCCCAGGACGATTAGACTACCATCCGGCACAATGTATCCCCGCCGCGCCAGGGTCTCCCACTGCTCGCCGTCGAAGGGCTTATCCTCTTCAGCGACAATCTGGTTTAGATAGAAGCGGCGAGCCATCGCCGGCGACGTGCGGGGGTCATGGATCTCGGCCACCAGCCGATCGATATCAACCCACCAGGAATCGCCCCTGGCCACCGAAAGACCTGCCCGCAATGCTTCCTCGTCTTCCAGGTCCGTCTCGGGCGCTTCCAGCGAATCATAGAGAACGCCCGTTGCCTCAGAAAGCCCTTGGTCGATCTTCTTCCAGGTCTCATAGTCATGTTCAGCGTCTGAATCTTCACCCGGGGCGTGGGCGTTGGAAATGGCCAGGACGCGGGAGGAGCCGTCGCGGGACTTTGCCGCATTGCGGGCGATGACCTTCGCCATCTCGTGCCCCTCGTTGGCGGCCAGCCAGTGATGCGTCTCATTTTTCAGGACGAACGTTGCGCGGCCACCCTCTAGGGCCCGCGGCGAGCTCGTCACGGCCTCGATGCGGCAGCGCCCCCGATGGGCATAGATAATTTCCTTTCCCAGGTCAATGCCGAATTCCTCAATGGCCCGAGGTGATAGCATCCCCGGGAAGAGCGTCATGGTGTTCCGCGTCTGGTCTCGGGAAACGGCTGCCGTCTGCACCCAGGCGGCGTAATGCGGCTCGGCAATCGGTTCATCTCCATCCCAGCCAACGAACCGACAGGGGCCCACGAACTCCACGCAGCAGAGCGCGGCCCCCAGCGGGTCCTTGCCGTGGCCCTTCATCCGGCGGTACATCCCGTAACGGTTGATGAAGCGACCATTCTTGTCGATGGCGTACCAGTTAAGGACAAATCGCGCTTGCTCGGGGGTGAAGACCCACGGCTCCCCTGCGTCGGGGCCGTCGGGCTGTAATAGGTACTCTTTCGTCCAGCCTAGAACCTGCCAACCGAGCGTCCGCTTGGGGATCCCGCTCGGGCCGATATGGGTGGCAGGAGTGACGGCGGTTGTCATGAACGTTCCTTAATGATGCCTTTAGCTGGCACGAGGGCTAATTTCCCTTTTATCCAAGCATAAACGCATTCATCGCCTTCTCGATGCCAATGACCACATCGAGGGAAAAATATCAGCTCTTCCTCTATCCATTCTGTGTTTGCTGCTTTGCCATTCGTCATCTCAGTAGATGCCCCGCTCATCCCTCCAGCACCTTTCTATAGTCTGCGATCGCCGTCACGCCCACCCGCTCTTCCTTCGGCCTCGGCTCGACGTACCTGATCCGAAGGTCGCGCCGAGAATCCAGGGTAGTGCCCATGACCTTCTCCCGCTGCCGCAGCTCCACCGCCTGCTTGATCTCGCCCGAATGGAAGGATGCGGCGACGAGGGCGGTATCGAGCGCGAAGCGCCAATCACCCCTATTCCATAGGCGACAATGAGGCAATTGCGAGATGTCCTGCCACCACTGCCGCGTCGCCTCGGGCCAGGGTCGACCGTCAGGCATCAACGCTGGAAGTTGATGCCGCGTGTTGCGGAAGGGCTTATCCTGAACCTCGATCCATTCGTGCGGAGGCTTATTGCGTCGCCGAGGTGGGTGATCTTGCTGGGGCTTAGAGCCTGGTAAAGGCATCAGTTCAAAACCTCAAGGTAAATAGAACCCGTACAAAACAGCGGAATCCCCTCTTC